AAAAAGTACCAACAGATTAAATCGCTGATACAACGAGAAGGCAAGCGCCAGAAGCTCAGAAGGTTTCTGGCTTTGCTGGTAAAAACAAACATCATGAAAAAAATATTCGGCGTAGTTATTATGTTAATCCTTGCAACCATCTTGGTTGTGTTTCGTTACATTGATAGAGTTCTTGTTTCAGTTTTCTTGCCTTGGGCAAATACTAGAACAATAAGCTTCAGAGAGAAGCCAAGGACTGACGAGATAATTAGAGTAGTAACGGCGCTGATAATCTATTTTATAATAAAACTATTTTGACATGGAAGAGAATAAAGAAGAGAATCCAAATAACCCAATGAGGAGAAGAGTAGGAAGACCTTACTTTTATGATGACACTGACGATGGTGCTAAGTTGTTTGAAGATAATATTGTTGACTATTTCGATGACATCGTAAATGATGAGGAGGCTCATAAAATTTCTGGTAAATTATTCAGAGTCAACCCGACTATTACAGGAATGATGTTGCACATTGGTCTGAGTTCAAAGCAAACATATTACAATTATCTTAAGAGAGATAAATTCAAGAACGCTGTTGAGCGTGCTCGATTAGCAATTGAATCTTCTTATGAGGCGATGTTGTATGAGAAAGGTTCTGCTGGTGCAATCTTTGCATTGAAAAACTTTGGCTGGGAGGATAGGAATACTATTGAATTTGGCGGTGAAGTTGAAAAGGTAGAGATTAACTTTACCAAACCAGAAGGAGAGTAGTCTTGAACGTAAGCGAAAAATATCAAAATTTATTCAAAGCCATTGCTGGTCAGTTAGATGTTGACACTATTATTATCACAGGGGGCAGGGATTCAGCCAAATCCTTCACCACGTCACTCGCTTTGGGTCATGGCGTTATTAATTTCAATCACCGTGTACTTTATACTAGATACACCTTAACCAGTGCAGCTGATTCGGTGATTCCTGACATGCTTGAGAAGGTTAAAATGCTAGGATATGATAGGTATTTTAGAATCAATAAAGACCGACTCAATTCAACAGTCAACGGCGGCAAGATTGTCTTCAAAGGAATAAAGACAGGCTCAGGAACTCAGACAGCAAACCTTAAATCATTAAAGGATTTTTCTATATTCATAACCGAAGAGGCTGAAGAGCTTCCTTCATTCGATGTGTGGGACAAAATACAGCTCTCAATTCGTGCAACAGATGTGCAAGCCCTTTCAATCTTGGTACTCAATCCAACAACACGAAAGCACTGGATTTATGAGGAGTTTTTTGCAGACCGAGCAGTAAAAGCTGGATTCAATGGAGTGAGGGGAAATGTCTTGTACATTCACACCACTTATCTTGATGTTGATAAAGAACATATTGCCCCGAAAAACTTTGCAAAATATGAGGCGGCTCGCTTAGCTTATGAGCTACTTGAGCCAATGGAAAACTTTGAGAGAACAAAGCAGCCAAAGAAACTCATTAAACAATGGAAATACTACAAATATACTGTACTAGGTGGCTGGCTTGAATCAGCTGAGGGTCTTGTCTATGAAGATTGGGACACCTTTGAAGAGTTTCCAGAAGAAGGTGAGAATGATATTCGCCTTTATGGTTTAGATTGGGGCTTCAGTAATGACCCTGCTGCCTTTGTTGAGATACTGATTAGATTCACAAAAGGAGAAGCCGAGCCAGATGAGCTTTATGTTCGAGGGCATATTTATAAGACGGGGCTGTTGAATTCTGACCTTGCTGAAATGATAAAAAGTGTAATGGGCGAAAAGGTTGAAGACACCTACATCATAGCCGATAGCAGTGAGCCGAAATCAATTGCAGAAATGCAAAAGTACGGGCTTCCAGTAGTCGGTGCAAAAAAAGGAGCAGGCTCAATCCTTTCAGGAATCAAAAAAGTTTGTAACTTTGACCTCTACGTACATGTTGACAGCCTAGAAATTCAAGACGAATTGAAGCATTACCATAAGCTGGAAGTTATTAATAGCAAAGGGGAGAGGGTCACGCATGTAGTAGATAAAGACAATCACGCTCTGGATGCCTTAAGGTATGCAGCAAATTTATATTAATATGAACCTAGGGCAAAGAGTAATTAAAACAGTCACCGACGTAATCAACCCCAGTACTCACGGGACATCAAGCCCAGTCTCTGGCAACTACATCAAAATCCTTCAGGACTTTCTTACATGGGGCAACACCTCAAGAAATATCGGGCTTTATGCAGGGGCATACTCAAACCATCCTTTGGTTTACATGATAATTCATAAGATAGCTTTACAATCCTCAACTCTTGGGCTTATTGCTGAGGATGAAAAAGGTGAAGTAATTGAAAGCAGTCAACTCTTGAACTTTCTTGATAACATGAAAAACATGACACGCTCTCAATTTTACGAGGAGTCATGTGAGGAAATTTGTGCAACTGGTAACTGGTTTGTCAGAAAAGTCAAAGGCATTGGGGCTGGTACAGCTCTTGAGGTATGGAAGTCAGCAGGAGTGACGCCCAACATAGAATGGTTTTGAGTGGGGTCTTTCTCCTCTTCAAGCTGGCTGGATTGTGGTGCAATCTTCAAAAGAGAAATTAAATGCTGAAGCTTCTATCTTTAAGAACCGTGGAATCATTGGAATATTAACTAATAAGTCAGATACTCCAATGTTACCGAAAGAAAGACAGAGGTTGCAGGATGAATTTGACAAAGAAGTTGGAGGAGCTGACAGATTCAACAAATTGAAAATCTCAACTACTGACCTTAACTACATCCAAACTGGGATGAGTCCTACTGACCTCAAACTTTTAGAGGGTATTGTTTCAAGTCTGAGGCTATTGAGTGCATTATACGGCATGCCAAGCGTCTTATTTAACGACCTTGAGGCAAGCACTAGAGACAATGTAACTCAAGCAAATAAAACAGCGTATCAAGATGTCTACGTTCCATTGATGAATAAGATGAATGAGGGCTTATCTAAGTTTTTGAGTGAGGATTTGAAAACAAAAGAGACTATTGTTGTTGACATTGCAAGCATTGAGGCTCTTAGGTCATCGACTAAGCCAGTTGCAAACGCATTGAACAACTTGCCACCTCAAGCAGCCGTGAGAGTGCTTGAAGCAATGACCGAAAATGAAGCAAGAGACTTGGTGTTTTTAGCCGAGAGAGCAGATGGAAATGAGAAACTTGGGAAAGCAAACCCAGCAAAAGAAGAGACCAATGAAGAAGTGAATGACTAAAGAACAGATTGAGGACTTGAAAAAGAAAACCAAGACCAAAGCTCAAGGCGATAAACTTGTAAAAAAATAACCATGCCAAAAAAAGAATTTATAAAGAATCTTGTTAAGAATAAGGTTGAGACAATTGAAATGAAAAAAGCTGAGTTCAAGAAAGTTGACCCATCTTCTGAATCAATAATTGTAGTAGGTGCAGCGCCTGAATCTTCAGTAATTAAAGCTTTATCAACATCAAATATTGATGACACTGAAGGTGAGATAAAAAGAACTATCATAGGTAATACCTATAACTGGATGGACTCACATAATGACGTTCACGTAGGTAATACGTTCAGGAAGTCAATAAAAGAGAGAGGAAATAAGATTTTCCACTTACACGACCATGTTTATCAGATAGCGGCAAAGGTTGGTGTTCCATCTAAGATATACGAAAAAGAAGTAAACTGGAAAGACCTTGGAGTTGATATTTCTGGCACAACAACTGTCTTAATGATGGATTCAACCATTAAGAGAAAGCTTAATGAAAACATATTTGACGAATACAAGGAAGGGACTATTGACCAACATAGTGTAGGTATGTTTTACTCCAAGATTGAGCTTGCTGTTCGTGATGAAGACTACCCAGAAGAAAACAAAGTCTGGAAAAAATATATTAATTTAATCGGAAATAAGGAGAAAGCCGAAAATAAAGGCTATTTTTACGCCGTAAGTGAAGCAAAACTAATTGAAATTAGCGCTGTACTTGAGGGGTCAAACGAATTGACGCCAACAGTAGAAGCAAAAAATATTGAGCCGCCGAAAGACACTCAAGAAACCGAGCCGCCGAAAAGCACTCAAAAGATAAGTAGATATTATTATTAATTTAAAACAAAAAAAATGTTTAAAACTTTAGCAGAATTTTTAGCTGAGAAAGGAATCTCAATGGAGGCTTTCGAAGCAAAAACAAAAGAGGAGCAATTGGCGCTTCTAAAAGAAAACAATGACGCCAACAAAGCGGCATTCAAAGCCATTACTGACAATGTTGAAAGCAAAACTTCGAAAGAGGATTTAGCTCAAATGGAAAAGAACCTTTCAACTATGATGGAGCGAGAAATGAAAGCTCTTCATGAAGTGAATGCTGAGCAAGGTCTTGCAATTAAAGGATTGCTTGAAAATCTTGGTCAATCTAAGCCTTTGACTGACTCTGAGAGAGGTCAAATTAAAGCATTTATTGCTGACAATGCTGACAAGATTAAGCAAATGAAAGCGGCTGGAAACGGTATAATTGAACTTACAACAAAAGCTGTTGATTCAATTGCTACTACAAACGCAACCAACCCAGATGGAATACCTGAGATTGTAGGTGTGCAAGTTGCTCCTCCCACAAATGTGAATTTGAGAGGTGTTGTGATTAA